GAGTTTAGCTGAAAGAATAGCACAAGAATTTAATACCGTAAGAGGAGAAATAACAGAAAGTGACTCTACAGCGGTAAAACTAACTGGTAGTCAAACAATAGAAGGGGTTAAAACTTTTACAAGTAGTATACAAGGAAATCTAGTTGGAAACTCCGCTACTGCTATAAAGCTAGCAACACCTAGAAAAATAACTTTATCTGGTGATGTTAGCGGTAATGTATCTTTTGACGGAAGTACTGATGTAACATTATCTGCGGAAGTAGCTAATGATAGTCACGTCCACAGTACATCGACAATTACTGGGTTGGGAACAGCTTCTACAAGGGATGTTGGAACAGGTGCTGGTAATGTTATGGAGGTTGGGGCGTTTGGGTTGGGTCGTAAAAATACAGACTTCATGAACACTGACCTAGAGATATCAGATTTCAGTATACAGACAACTGTAGGTTTTTATGCTGTGGATAACGATCCGTTGGACGCACCTACTAATTGGAACGGTGGTTCAAAGGGTTCGCTTATTGTTGCTGTAGAGGGAGGAGCAGGAAACAGGGTAAACCAGTTCGCTACGCAAGGTTATCCCACTATACGAACATGGTTTAGGGGGCAAAACATTGACTATACTTGGAATTCGTGGGAAGAAATTCACCACACAGGTAACATCTTCCAAACCACCGGAACTTCAACTGATTACCCAATGAGCCAAAAGGCTACGACTGATGCTATAAACACTGTAGTTAATAGGTCTTCTAAACAAATTGGAGAACCGTTCCCTATTTTTACCAATATAACTGGCGTAACTGAGCCAGATAATTCAGGTAGTATGAAGTTTATTAGGCTAACAGCTGGATTGACAGGGGCAGGGAAATACAATAATGGTTTATTACAAAACGAAACTGTATCAGGCTCGTGGCCTTACATAACCGCCACAGCTGTAATTTCGGTCGGCCCTCTAGCAGGCCAAACAATACGTTTGATTAACTATGAGGGGCGGTATTTAAGGCCTGCTACAACATCAGGAACAATGCAAGAGTCGCAGAATAAAGAGCATACACATATAGGTTCTACCACTACAAATGGTACTCATACACATACCTATACTAAGACAGATGCGCAATTAAGTTTTTACCACACAGCAACGCAAGCGTATACTCAAGTTACACAGTCAACACAAAATACAAGTTGGTCAGGTAATCATGCACATAGTCTTATCATCGCTAATCAGGGTGGTGACGAAGCAAGGCCAAGAACAATAACCGCAACTTATTACATGAGGATAGTATAATGCCATACGCAGGAACAAATAAGATAGCTCAAGAATATTTTGATGGAGCTGTTGAAATAACAGAAGAACAGTATCAAGAGTTTTTAGGATACCAGCTCGAAGGAAAACATTTTGTTTTAGAGGAGGATTCTTTTAAAACCTATGACACTGAAAAGAAAATTATATACAGCAAGGAAGATGGGGCTTCATCTGAGATATATGTATACGAAGAAATTCCTGAAACCCATACAGATATTCCAAGACCATCAGACTATCATAAATGGGAATATGACGCATGGGTTGAGGATTTAGAGCTAAAAAAAGAAGTTGATAGACAAAAGATTTTTACCCAGCTTGATGAGATAGATAAAGAATATCATTCAGACAGGTCTTGGAGGGAATTTGTTATTGCAAATCCAGAACAGTTTTCAGCTCAGGCGGTTTCAAGAATGCAGGAAGCAGAAGATAAAGCTTCTACGTTGAGGAATAGATTAAACAGTATGTAAGATACAAGGATTGGTTTTAACATGGTTAAACTCTTATTTTGTACAAGTTATAAACCCGGAGCATTGTTAATTAGAATGGCTACTATGAGTAGGTTTTCTCATGTAGCTATAGAAGTAGATAATATTTTGTATGAGAGCAGGTTTGCTACAGGAGTACATAAACCTAAACATATTAAAAATGTTACTGACATAATAGAGTTAGATAACCTAGACGATGAGTCTGTTAAGGCTTTCTTAGAAGCTCAGGTTGGTAAAAAATATGACAGTAAAGCGATATGTTCTTTTATGTTCAGTAGAACATGGGAAGACTTAAATAAATGGTTCTGTTCTGAATTAGGTGCTATGGCTATTAAGGTTGGTGGTTATAAAGGTATACCTAATAATCTATCTAAGATATCACCAGAAGATTTGTATAAAATAATAACTAAATATTCTAGTGTATTTGGTCATACATATAAGATAACTAAAGGCTAATTATGGATAACATTGTCACAATACCAGATAAATTAGTAGAAAAAATGGTAGATTGGAAGAACCCACCTACCGTTAGAGATTTAAAACACGACTATGATGAGAGCTACACTACATTCTCAGAACAGGTCAGAAAGATAGACCAATGGTTATCTAGCTATAATGCAGAGCTAAAGGTTAAGATACCTAAAGGTAACAGTAGAGTACAAACTAAACTTATAAGAAAACAAGCTGAATGGAGATACCCTTCATTAACAGAACCTTTCCTAAGTAATGATACTTTATTTGAAATACAGCCTGCTACTCATATGGATAAAGAAGGTGCATACTTTAATAAACTTATTCTTAATAGTCAGTTTAATAAAGATATAGATAGGGTAGCTTTTATAGATAATTATGTTCGTACTTGTGTAGATGAAGGCACTGGTATAGTTAAAGTAGGTTGGGAAACAGTTGAAGAAGAAGTAGAAGAGATAGAAGAACAGACTATATATGCCACACCAGAAGAAGCTATGCTATTTCTACAGGATAAAGTACAGTCTGGTGAAATGTCTGAAGAAGAAGCACAAGCATATTTACAAAGTGGTAAACCTATAATTAAAGAAAAGAAAGAAAGTATCAGAAAGAAAATAGTAGAAAAGATAAATAGACCTTCATTAGAAATATGTGATTATAGAGATGTAATTATAGACCCTAGTTGTAGGGGGGATTTATCTAAAGTTAATTTTATTATACACAGATTTACTACAGATATGTCTACATTAAAGAAAGATGGCAGATATTCTAATCTAGATATGATTAGAGCAGATGACCATTCTCCTTTATCAGACCCAGATTATTCAGATAATGTAGACACCTTCTCTTTTAAAGATAAGCCTAGAAAGAAATTTGTATGTTATGAGTATTGGGGTTATTGGGATATAAATAATACAGGTATAGTAGAGCCTATTATAGCTACATATGTAGGCGATATAATGATTAGACTTGATAAGAATCCATACCCTTTTAATAAACTACCATTCGTAGTAGTACCATATATGCCTGTTAGAAGATCAGTTTATGGTGAATCAGATTCAGCACTGCTAGAAGATAACCAGAATATTATAAGTGCTGTATTTAGAGGTATGATTGATCTATTAGGTAAGTCAGCTAATGGTCAGACAGGAATATCTAAAGATGCTTTAGACGCTGTTAACTATGAAAAGTATAAGAATGGTCAGGATTTTAAATTTAACCCTAACATTAATCCAGATCATGCTTTCCATATGTTTAAGTATCCTGAAATACCCAGAAGTGCTTTAGAGATAGTGCAGATGCTACAGATGGAATCAGAATCACTAGTAGGTAAGAAAGCTTTTAGTGAGGGTATATCAGGGGATGCCATTGGTAGCAGTGTCGGTGGTATTAGAAGTGCTTTAGATGCTAGTAATAAAAGAGAGATGGGTATATTAAGGAGACTATCGAAAGGTCTGATAGAAATAGCTAGGATGATTATATCTATGAATGCTGTATGGCTATCAGATGAAGAGATAATTAGACTAACAGACGAAGAGTTTATTACTATACCAAGAAGTAGTTTAGCAGGTAAGTATGATTTAGAGTTATCTATATCTACTCCAGAAGTTGATAATATGCAGTCACAGAAACTAGCATTTATGCTACAGACGTTAGGTAATAAAGTACCATTTAGTTTTACTAAAATATTATTAGCTGATATAGCTAGACTTGATAAGAGGCATAAACTAGCTAAGATGATAGAAGAGTATGAAGAACAACCAGACCCAATGGCACAAAAGATGGCAGAGTTAGAAGTAGCAATGAAGGAAGCACAGGTTAGAAATGAAACAGCTAAAGGTGCAGAGAATGAAGTTGATGTTCAGTTGAAGAGTTGGAAAGCTGAATATGAAAAAGCAAGAGCAAGAAACCTAGAAGCTGACTCTGACATGAAAGACCTAGATTTCGTTAGAAAAGGTCAAGGTATAGAGCATCAAGAACAGATGGATAAAGAGCTTTTAAAGGAAGAAAATAAAGCTAATATAGCAGTACTAAATTCCATGAATGCAAATAACGATAGGAGAACTAATGAGTAACACTACTAAAGAAGAAATGTATGAAGAGCTTAAGGTTACGGAAGAACAGGCTAAAGAAGCTATAGAACTAAGAGAGTGTGTTATTAGACTACACGATAACCCTGATTTCAAGAAACTTATACTAGAAGACTTATTTACTAATGAAGCTAAAAGACTGGTAT